CACCGCCAACGCCTGCCCAAGGCGGTTCAACGCCTCCGCCGTCACCGGCACCGCACCCGCCGGCAACGCGTTCGGCCCGTCCACCGGCTGCCCCGCAGCCACCCAGTCCAAATACTGCTGACGAGACACGTTCACGAACACGTCAGGCTCGAACGTCGGCGTACTCACGAACGCATCACCCTCCACTCACATCATCGAACGGGTGCCGCCCCGCCCCCAGGGAAGAAGGGCGGGACGACACCACACCTCAGTTCGCCAGAACCTGACCCAGGACCCCCAGCAACGTCGACCGCGCCGACGCCCCCCGGGACTCCTCAGCCTCACGCATCGGCTCCGCAGCAGACATGTCCTGCCGCAACGCCTCCACCGCCTGCTCCACGGTGTGACCCGCCAACCACTCAGCCCGCACCTCCAACGGCGCGGCCTTCGGGAACGCGTCAGCGGCCTGCGCGGCGGTCACAAACGCCCCCGACCGCTCACCCCGCTCGAGGTCCTCATGCAGGACCTTGATGTGGTCGCCCTTGAACGCGATGGCCAGGGCACCGGTGTCGGGGTTCTTGTACTCGAACAGGCCGTGGTACACGACTCGTTCGGTGGGCTTGTCAGCCATCCCAACCTCCTCGATCAGTCGCCGCTCAGGCGATGCCGGTGACCTTGGCGATGGCGTAGGGGTTGGTCACGTACATGACCGGGGAAACGGAGGACTGCACCCACCACCGCTCGGTGGCCTCCTCGTACCACGTCTGCGTCGACAGGCCCCGCTCGTAGCGGATCTCCCCGACCTGACCGCGGGCCACCGCGTACGCCGTCCCCGCGGTCACCCGGTTGGAGGCGAACACCTCGATGCCGTTGCCCGCCAGAACCGCTTCCAACTTGTCCCCGTACACGATCTTCAGGGAGAACATCTGCGCCGGGTTGATCAGCCACAGATCGAACGTGACCCCCAGCTCCTTGGTGTCCGCCAGGAGCTGGGCCTTGGCGAAGTCCGCGTGCGGGTACGCCGCGTTGCTCGACGCGGACGTGCCGGCGGTGACGACACCAGTCCAGTTCTGACCGGTGAACGTCGTCTCACCCCCCAACCCCGAGATCGCGGACTCCAACTCGGCGATGGCCCGCTGGTTGTTCTTCCGCACGATCGTGTTACTGAGCTGCGTGACGAGGTTGTCGAACAGGGTGGAGTCGTTACGCAGACGGGCCTCTTCGGTGATGAAGAACTTCCCACCACGCTTCTCCACCTCAGCGACCTTCGGGGCCTGCCGGTTCCCCCCGATGATCGGGTACTCAGCGCCCGGAGCGACGCGCTCCACATCACGCGCCGCGTACAGCTCGTTCGTGGTGGCCTGGTCGTACACCACAGCCCCACCGGCCACCCCCCCGCCGTTGGCGAAGATGCGGTCCACGATGAACTTCTGCAACGACAGGTCCGCGATCCGCCGCGTCACCCGGGTGGGCTGGTTCAGCGCGGTGTCCACGGTGATGGTGTTGCCAGTAACAGTCGGCGCCCCAAGGGGGTACGCCACCGGTGCGGTAGGCATCTAGCGCTCCTCCTTGGTGGTCAGTAGTAGAGAGAGATCTCGGCGTCAGCACCGGACGCCGCCGCGGTCAGGGCGTAGCCCACCGCGACACCGGAAGCCTTGGGGACAGCGGTGCCACCGGTGCCCACCTCCACTTCCTGACCCGCGGTGACCGCAGCGGAGGTGGTGACGAACGTGACGCGCCCACCCCCACGGTGCAGGGTGACCTGCCGACCCGAGGCGGTGTCGCGGGCAGCGACCCCCGCGATGCGCCCAGCGGCGGTCGCCGGACCCACCGTGATCGTCCCGTGGGTGCTCGACCGGTTACCGGTCACCGCCACGAACGTGCGGGACGTGACCGCCGCCGACGTCGTCGCGGTGATGTTCTGGCCGGGCTCGTACACACCCGGGTTGTCATCAGCCATGCTCAGGCCTCCACTCGAGAAGTCGACGAGGACACAACCCACGCGGTGTCATCGGCAGCGGACGCAGCAACCGCACCCTCAGGGGCGGTGTCGTGGCCCTTCGCGGCCACCGGGATCAAACCCTTGGGCATGTTCGCCAGGTGCGCGCCCATCCCCTCCGGGTCCGCCTTCAGCGCCTGCTCCCAGTGCCCCACACGGGCGGGAGGGATGCGGCCGTCAGCGACAGCCGCGGCGACGGTCCGCTTGCGGTCGTCGGTGTCCTGACGCTCCTTAGCGGCCACCCCCGCAGCAGCAGCAACCTTCAGCTCGTTCAGGGTGCCCTCGTCCACGAGCTGCATCCCCGCGGGCAGGGGCTTCTCCACCTCCACCACCGTCGGCGTAGCCGTCTCCACGGCGGCGGGGGTGGGGTTGGTCAGGGCCGCGATGGCGGCGGCGGTGATGGCGTCACCGTCGGCGTCCTCGGGAAGCCCCAGCTTCTCGCGCAGGCTGATCTGCGCCTCAGTCAGCTCCAGCGGCATGCCGGGGCCTCCGTTCTGGTGGGTGGTGTGACCCGCCGCGGCTGCGACGGGGGGCTTGAAGGTGACGCGGGCGATGACGACGCCGCTGCGGTCGGGGTCAGCGGCGGCGGCGACCCCGTACATGGACGCGAGGTCGTGGAGGCTGCCGAGGGTCCCGACCCCGGGTGGGGTGACGCCGAGGAGGGCGACACCGGTCAGGACGAAAGGGTGCTCGTGCCCGAGCTGGCAGGCGTGGCGGTACTCCCCTTCCACACTGCGGTCGGGATAGGCCGACGCGAGGACGGAGTGCCCGTCGTCCTGGCGGGTCCCCAACCAGGCAGGGACAGCGGTGTAGTCACCGGTCAGGCGCTGCCCGTCAGCGGAGACGGTGAGGTTGTCCACCCACCCCAGGGCGGGTTCCCCGTCGCCGGGGGTGAACCGGTCGTCGGTGTGCCCGATCTTCAGGACGGGGCGGCGGACGGCGGGGCAGTCCAAGGCGGCGACGGCGGCGTGGAGGTCGGCGGTGGTGGGTGACCATTCGCCGGTGGAGATGGCCCAGGTGCCGACGTCGACGAGGGGGACACCGGGGATGGTCACCAACGCCGGCAACGCCGGCGGGGTGGGGGTGGGGTCAGTCATCGACGGACCACGGCTCCTCGAACGTGAACGTCATCACGTCCCCCTCCTTCACCAGCTCCGACAGCCACAACGTGTGGTCCTTGAACGTCAACGCCACCCGCGTCGCCCCCAGGATGGCGATGCCCTCCTCAGCGCGGGCGGTCATCGTGATCCTCACAGCGTCGCCACCGCCTCATTCCTGACGGCCACGAGGCTGCCGCGGCACCGGGCGCCGCCCTGGCAGTCCTTGAACCCTCCGGAGGGGTAGTCCGCCTCAGCCGCCGTCAGGTCTGGGTACTGCCGGTTGTCGACGCCCGCGCACTGCGGGCACGTCGCCGCGTCCAACAGTTCAGCGGCGTAGAACGTGACCTGGTCGTCCAGCGGCGCGAATGTCGCGATGCGCGCGCTGTTCTGCGCTGCGGTGAGCGCCCCACCCAACTGCTCGGTGAGGTACGCATCCGAGAGGCCCTCAAGGTGCTCCCGCACCCCCGCGACGACATCCGCGACAGGCGCCCCGATACGGATCAAGGCTTGGCGGGACGCGGCGTTCGCCAACCCGGACGCGATGAGCGCATCCACCGCCACCGCCCGAGCCGTCAGGGACTCGGCGAGGTCAGCGACGTTCGCTGCCGCCACCTCCAAGCCCTGCGTGGCGGCCTCAGCGGCGGCCTGCTTACCTGCCTCTGTAGCCATCGCGGTGAGTGCGGCTGTCAACGCGGGCACTCCCGCGCCAGCAGCAGCGCTCAGGCGCCCGAGGCCAGCGATGTCCCCGGCTTCCAGCAAGCCGGTGATCTGGTCCAGGAGCGCGTCGACCTGGTCGGAGCGGACCGCTTGCCAGTCCGCGAGCAACGCCGCGAGCGCGGCCTGCCAGGTGCGGTCCATCGCCGCCACATCCAACCCTGACGCCGCCTCGACCTGCGTGACCTCACGCACCGGTCCGTCACCGACAGCGGCGTGGACGTGACCGGTCTCAGCGAAAGGGCGGCGGCTCGC